TGGGGTTGGTATCAATCCCTTTACGGACTTAGCAAAGGTAACATTATGAAACTAGATGAAATAACAAAACTAAAATTACATCAATGTTTACAGCACTTAGCTTTTGAAAAAGACAAATACGAACTAGAAGCACAAATGTTAAAAAAGAAATGACTAGGCAAGACATAGTAGATGAGATATTAGACAGAAAGTTATTTGAAAGCGATGAGGTTCTCATTCTTGCAGATGGCTTTGAGGATGCTGTAATAGGCGTTAAAGCTAATAAGCCTGCTAAGATAGTTTACGACTATTGGAAATGCCTTGATATAGTTATTAAAAGAGATAACGCTGAGTTTGATGAGGCGATAGACTGGCTAGATGAGTTTATAAATGAGGACTTAGGCCAACACACACCAATATATTTAAAACACTTATAATGAAAAGTTTTTACAAAGTAATAGACACGATTAGAGACGTAGTTAATGCAGAACCTTTTAACAATACTGTGACATTTGGTGATGTAGCAGATATTGATTTAAAGAAACAAACCATATTTCCTTTGGCACACATCATGGTTAACAACATGACTATTGAAGAAAACCATGTTTCATTTAATGTTACTCTATTCTTAATGGACTTAGTGGATGTAAGCAAGAAAGCAGACACAAGTTTGTTCTTAGGAAATGACAATACACAGGATGTAATAAACACACAGGCAGCGCTTGCAACTAGAGTTTTTAGAGTATTACAAAAAAGAGATTTATATAGAAGTGAATTTGAACTAATAAGTTCGCCAAACTGTGAACATTTTGTAGAAAGATTTGATAATACACTAGCTGGTTGGGAATGCACTTTTGATATAGCTACTAAAACCGATATGAGTTACTGTGGGTGAGTTCAATAAAATATTAGAAAAGTATGCTAAGTATGTAATACAACAAGCTAGGACAAACTTAACTAAAAAAGATAGTAATTCTAGTAAAAACCTTTACAACAGTTTAGACTATAAAATAGAGGGTACAAAGGTAACTTTTGAAAGTTTAAAATACGGTCCATTTATAGACCAGGGTGTAAGGGGTAAAAACCACGATTATGCAGAAAGCAAGTCAAGTCCTTTTAAGTATAGAAATAAAATGCCGCCTAGTAGCGTGTTTGATAAATGGATTAGGCAAAGAGGTATTAAGGGCAGAGA